CAGTCTCATTGACTAACAAGGTACACATGTTACATGTGTACCTCTATTACGTGGCTTCGGATAAGACCGAAGAACAGCTCAATAAATTTTATCAATCTATGGAGTCTGTTGATTGTACAGGTACAGATGTGGTACCTTCTGTTACCGCCCTGAAATGGGTGGCACGGGTTTCCAAAGGAAAACAGAAGTTATACCCTAAGCCTTACATGGAGAGATCAAGGTCATCCCAGAAGGGATTACCTAAGATCCCGAACTGGGAAAAGTATCTCGTTGATCATAGATACACCTCTAAGGGGGTATCAGGAGCAACGGAAACTGACCTAGCTATGGATTTGGCTATGTTTGCAGATTCACCTTTGTGGCATGTGTTCGCTTATGCGGCACCTTTTAACAAAGATTATCTAGACAGGCGACTACTCGGTCTCTTACTATATAATAGTGTTAGAAACTGGAATAGGACAGATGGAATTCCCAGACATCATTATGTCGGATCACTAGGTTACATTCAAGAACCTGGATTAAAACTCCGTGTTGTCGCCAACCCCATAAGGGTTGGCCAATCCTTCTTAGACCCTCTAAAGGATATCCTTTTGGAAACCTTAAGGGGGATAGCAAATGACTGTACTTTTGACCAAGAGAAAGGTGTTCGTCAAGTTCAACGTTGGTTATCGACCGGGAAGACTACAGTTTATTCTGTTGACCTCGCCGATGCGACAAACTTGTTCCCTTGGCATTATCAGTTGCAGGTTATGAACACGGTTCTGGAAAAGAACCAACCTGGCGACTCGAATGGCGCAAACCAAGTTAAGGCTATCCAACTTATGATGGAAGCCTATGTAAAAGGAGTGTGGTCTACCCCTGATGGGGATAAGAGATTCTCAAGGGGTCAACCCCTTGGTCTCGGACCATCCTTTCCTCTATTTGCACTTTCACACCACACCTTGTTACAAGAATGTGGAGCAAAAGAAGGGGATTACGTGATACTTGGTGATGATATTTGCATATCATCATTTCAGGTCTACACCGAATACAGGAAGAAACTTCTACTCCTTGGCTGCAAAGTCAGTGAGGACAAGTGTCTCACTTCTCGTCTCTTAGCAGAATTCGCCGGTAAGTTAATTACCTCTAATTCTGTAACCTCCAAATATAAATGGATTCCTATTAGGAACCACAATGTAATGGATGTGCTAAGAGTCTTCGGACCCAGGGTGTTACCCTTGGTCCCTAGATCACTATTGGACGTTGTGCCCACCTTATGTACTCTTCCAAGGTACATGGGTGGATGTGGTTGGATTCCGACCGGAGAATTCTCCGATATGGTCTCTACACTGCTTCGTGAACGGCTGATGAACCGTTCCGAAGAACTCTTACCGTTACCATCGATCTCTAAGGATATTAGATTTCGATCAACGGCCGCACAACTACTAGCGAAGGGACTTATCCAAGATGAAAGAATCACATTTGAATCTATCATGGGTGGACTTAGAGGACTTTTGGAAACTGCGCCAACAAAATTGGTGCCAATTCCAGAATTTGACCTCAAGCCTCCTCCGTACCTCATTGATGAGTATATTCCCGGTCAAGACCGGTTAGATATTTCATCAGGTAGGTTAGTGAACCTAGCAAAGC